GACCGCGACCACGACCACCCCATAGCTAGAATTGCCGCGTTCATTTCTGTGAAGTCGGAATGTCTGTGATTTCTACAGCGTCGATTATTGCTGCCCGTCCCACAATAACACGGGCACCAGCAGGAAACATCTCCACTTCATTAAACTGGCATTTTGCCAGCGCCTCTGTGAGACGCCCATCATCCGCTATCCAGGCCGCTTTCTCCAATACCAGTTCCTGGTTTGTGACCTGAACCAGCCTCCCAGTATGGTGATAGGTAACGGTGCGGATGAAATAATTCGCACCGACGTTGTAAGGGTTCTCGGACGATTGCAATTGCACGCCTCGCACCATAGCAGCAATCTCTATCGCCTCGCCAATTGTTAACTCCTTAATGTTTGTTTTCATTGATTTATTATCTCTATCGCCCGCGAATCCAACGGCATTTAGCCCAAGGGAACGTTTTCACTTTCCGACCCTCGCCCTGATTGCAATTGGCGGATGCCCAATAATCGACCGCATACCCAATTCTGCACACACTTCGCGCCAACCCTCCTGGGAGATTTCATCTTCGACAAGAACTGGAACTGGACAGCCCTCAAATGGCAGACGGACGAGCTTCCGATTGTGTTCGATAATTGCTGAGGCGTTTTTAATTGCCCGGTAGGCTTTTGAGTTGAATGACAAAGCGTTTTGACAATACTTAATTGCCGTTGCCTCTCCTACACCTGGCACGCCCTTAACCCCATCCGTAGAGCAGCCACCAACCGCTTTCACCTCCGCCCAGTCGCCGGGAGCAAAACCATAAGTTTCATAGAACCAATCCCTCGTAAAAATCTTTTGCTTCTGCGGTGAATAAATACTTACGTTCTTCCGCAAGCATTGCAGCATGTCAGAATCAGAAGTTACCAATACCACATCCTCCTCAACATCCGCAGCGATTACAGCCATCAAGTCATCACTCTCATACCCCAGAGCATAGCAGATGTTCTTGAACCCAATCATGGGCAAATAGCGCGTGCGCAGGAGGTGAATTTGCTCGTGCAACTTATTGTAGGACCTTTCCTCTTGCGGGTTGGTAAAGGCACGGCGCTTCCACTTGTATGCCGGATAAATCTCTTTGCGCAGCAAGCGAGGAGATTCAAAGCAGAATGCCACGTTGTCAGTAGCAAACTGATCCTTGAGAGCAGAGATAGATTTTAAGAAGCCGAACACCACTCCAGTTGCACATCCCTTCCAACTCAGATCGCCCATCGTATGCCAGGCACGGTGACATAAATAACTGACATCAAGGACCAACCAAGTCTTCATTTCTCCTTTTCCCGTTGCACAAGGTAAAGACCCAAGCTGCGAATCCGCTCTGGCCATCCCTGGTGGTGTTTAATTGCCTCAAATGCTGCCGCGCCTCCTCCGTATTCAATCTCCTCCTGCACCAGCGCATCGTAAACCTCGTCGGAAATGAGCTGCTGCTTGTAAACGACATGGACATAACGATAAGCCCAGATGAGGTCCAGCGTGGGCGCAAGCGACAAGAGGCTTTTTGTCTTGCCCACTTGCACTTCCTTCTTAAGGGTTAGCTCATTCACGTCACGGCACAACAAGCGTGCAGTATGAATTGCTTCCACACCCTTGGCGCGATTTGCCTTGAGCAAGGTCAGCTCATTCTGCGTCCACCTCTGACCCTTGCGACTGACGCGCCGGAAAGGCTCGTAGCACACCACCCTGTCGTCCTCGTTGTAAGTGTATTCCTCAATCCGGCGTTTGACTGCTTTAGGATTGCGTCCCAGCTTGCGGGCAATGACGTTAGGGTGGGCACCATTGCCTCCGGCAAAGTAAGCGTCCAGCATCGCATCGCGCTCTGACTTCTTCCAGGGCTGGTCGTTCTGCTTGTTCTTGACCTGCTGCTCTTGAAAGAAGCCTTTACTCATAAGGCACTATCTGGATAAGGAAAGCCCACCGTAAGGAAATGAGGAGACAGTCCGCCCATCATAGTCAGATAAACAGCCTCGCCTTTCTGCAACTTCTCTATTTCTTCCTCGGAAGGCTTCCACGCCACTGTCACAAAGTGACTTCCATCTAAATTACCACCCTTCATCGTGCCCTTGAAAGCAGGAATGGTCATCACCTGACTTTCATCCATATCATCCGGCGGACCAAACGTGCAATTAGCTTGTGGAAAACGGATAGGTGTCATAGTCCCTCCTTCTCAACAAACCAATCTGGCAACTTCACCTCATGCTCTGCACCGCGCTTAGTCCGGTGCTCAATGATACTTTTTGGAATCCAAATTCCATCCTTCTTTGGGTCCCATTTATCCAAAGGCAATTTGCTGTAATGAACAGCTTTGTCCGTTTCTGCGCCAGTTGCCCAAAATCGAATCACGGTGGTATCACTCATAACGTCGCTTTCTATTTGGCAGACATTCCTCCTCAATCTTGTTCCATACTTGCGCGGTGATTTCGCGCAGCTTCTCTTCCATCCCATCTTCTTCAATGCGTGCAATAATGGCGTTGCGCGTGCCGGTAATCAGCATCTCCTTGGCATCATACACAGCCTTGCGAGAATCTTCCTCCGACCCTTCCTCCTTCTTTGCTCGCTTCCAGTGTTTGTTCGTAATCAAAAAATCCACGCAAGACCCCACGTCATCAATTCCCAAGTCGTAGTAAATTGGGATTTCAACGGCCCTGTCCTTGCCTACCTTGCCCGTGACGCGGTTCTTCTTTATCTCTGCCAAGCATCGAGCGCCAATCGTGCGCTTGTCCCCATGCACAAGCTTGCGCAGCTTGCCCACCACACTTGTCCAAATCTCAAGGTTGGCATAAAAACGCAAAGCACGTCCACCACTGCGCGTTTTGGGTTCAAAGCTCATACCTAAATTATCTCGCGTCTGTCCAATCACAATGAGGATGCTACCGCTTCGTCGCAAGCGTGACAGCACCTCGCGTATGTGCTCACTGTGATACTTGGCTTTGCCGTCTCCGTAAGAGCCTGCTGCCTCTCCTTCGTCCTTTGCCGCCTTGCGCTGTTTCCTAAATTTCTTTGCTGCTGCATCACTGCTAAGCGCATCCTGACTATCGAGGACGTAAATAAACGGACGTCCTTCATCCAACAAGTCGCTCAAGTGGTAGTAAAAGGATTCGATTGTATCGCTAAATATTGGCTGCCCCTTGCGACGGGATGGAGCTTCCATCCTCGCTGCAACCTCTTTACCAAAATAATGCGCAATGTCCATCAATGCACCACCTTCCACATCGTCAAAGATGAGGCGGTATTTGGCAAAGGCTTTGTTCTGACAAGCCTCAGCAAAGCAGGTAAGGGTCAAGAAAGTCTTGCCAGACTGCGAGTCGCCCACAAGGTAGTAGTAGCCTCCCTTGAGAAATGCGACGTCGGGACGTTCAGTGCAAGCAAGGTTAAGGAGGGTGCTGCCGCTGCTGACAGCACCCTCCAACGTCTGCTTAGGACGTTTGGCCAACAACACTTCTTTAGCAGTCATTTTGAGACAAGGCAATGGTCTGCCCAAGTCCAATTACTCATCATCTTCGTCATCGCCGCCACGAGACTTCTTTTTGTGAGGCTTCTCATCTTCGTCCTCGTCCTCGTCGTCTTCTTCTTCCTCATCAGCGGTGCGGACGCCTTTTTTGCCACGCGGGAAGAGCGACTTTTTGCCTTTCGGATTTTCCTCGTCGTCATCGTCAACTCCTTTCTTTTTGGCTTTCTTCTCAACCTCTTCCCACTCGTCGTCTTCGTCGTCATCAGCCGTCTTCTTTTTGGACTTGGACTTCTCCTCCTCTTCGTCTTCCTCGTCTTGTTCTTCGTCGTCGTCATCCGACTTGGGTTTCTTCTTGGACTTGGGTTCTTCATCCCAATCCTCATCCTCGTCGTCAGGCGCCTCGTCCTTGGCCTTGCTGCTCTTGTGCTTCGGCTCGTCCTCGTCGTCTTCTTCCTCGTCATCATCGTCACGGGACTTGGCTTTCTTAGCCGGTTTCTCGTCATCCTCGTCATCCTCAGCCGTTTCGAGGAAAGCTTTCTTGAGGTCGTCATAATCAGGGACTATGAGCAACTCATCAAGGCACAGCGTCTTTTCCAGGATGTCCTCGTCGTAAGCATCACGACGGGGCCGGAAGTCGATATTCTCTGTCGTGACAAACGACCGACCACCCAGCGT